ATTTCAGTTAACATCATTAGAATATGCAGGTGAGTATAATGGGGAAGTAACCTATTCTTTCACTTTTGAAAGTGATGGTGCTATTACGTTTGCAACTGTATAATAGGAGCATAAAACATGGCATGGATTAATTGTGAAATCGTTGTTTCAGGAGAAACTGTTAATGGACAAATAAGTAAGTCCAACGATTCTGTAAGAATAAGCATACCTTTTGTTAAAGGGGTTGAAGTTGGTTCTACAGTAACTGCTGATGGCAAAGATTTCAAAATAAAAAATATCGTTAACGTAGGCGATAGAGATGAAACCTTAACATTAGGAGCAGATAATGGTGAACAAATTTCGAGGCGAGCTAAAAATAAATCTAAATGATACCGAATATAACACTAGATTAACACTAGATGGTATTATGAGGATAGAACAAGCTACAGGTAGACCTATTCTAAAATTAGCAACAGATTTAATGAATAGTAGTTTATCTATAACAGATTGTGTTACAGTATTATCAGTAGCAATAAGAGCAGGAGGTAATAATATGACACAAAAAGAAATTGGAGAGCTATCTTATCAAGCAGGATTAACAGATGCTATAAGGGTAACAGGTGAAATTCTTGCTAATGCGATAACAGGTGGGAAAAAAGATGATGAAGAGGATTCTGAAAAAAACGTAGAAGCGGTGTCAAATCAGACCGATTAGATTGGCAACGATACATACAAATCGGAATTGGAATGCTTCATATACCACCAAAGGAGTTTTGGGATATGAGTTTAATAGAATTAAATTTAGCCATAGAAGGTTTCCAAGAATTTAATGGAGCAAAAGAAGCCCCTATGCAATCAGATGATCTTAAAGAACTTATGGAGGTATATCCAGACTAATGGCAACTGTAGATAAACTAATAGTACGTATAGAAGCTGATATGAGGGACTTAAAGAATAAGTTAAAGTCCGCAGAAAGATCTACTCAACAATCAACAACTAAAATGAGAGCGAGTTTTGCTAGACTTAGAACCTCAATTAGTGGCGCAACAGCAGGTATATTTAGTTTAAAAGGAGCATTAATAGGACTTGGTGTAGGAGCAGGAATAAGAAGTATAATTAAGACAGGAATGTCTATAGAATCTTTAAAAATAAGACTAGAGCTTCTTTTTGGAAGTGTAGAAGAAGGTAGTAAAGCCTTTGAGGTAATGGCAGATTTTGCATCTAAAGTTCCATTTAGTTTGGGTCAAATACAACAAGGTGCAGGAGCTTTAGCAGTAGTAACAAAAAATGCTGACGAACTAGGAGATATGCTTGAAATTACAGGTAATGTTGCGGCGGCAACAGGAATAGACTTTGCTACATCAGCATTACAGATTCAAAAAGCTTTTAGTTCAGGTCTTGCCTCTGCTGAAATCTTTAATGACAAAGGTGTTAGACAAATGCTTGGATTCCAAGTAGGAGCTACAGTAAGTATAGAAGAGACAGCAAAAGCATTTAAAAGAGAATTTGCTGGAGATGGTCAATTTGCTAAAGCCGCAGACAGATTAGCAGATACTTTTGGTGGAACTTTATCAATGTTAGGTGATAAAGTATTTAATTTTCAAAGAGCAATTAATGACGAAGGTTTTTTTGAAGAATTAAAAAAACAATTTAGTGATTTAGATAAATCACTAGTGGCTAATGCTGATTCTGTAGATGAATTAGCTAGAAAAATAGCTCAAGGTTTAGTTGCAGCAACTAAATCTTTAAGTGATGCTTTAGTTTTTGTAAATAATAATTTTAAATTAGTAGTTTCTACTATAGGAATTCTTATAGGAATGAAATTAACTTTAATAATTGCAGGTATTGGTATAGCTTTTGTTTCTTTAGCTAAAGATATAGCTATTGCCACAAGAGCAATGAAGCTATTAAATTTTGCTTTTAATAAAAATCCATTAATTGGAGGTGTTAGTTTATTATTATTAGCATTAGCAGAAGTTACAGGAGGATTTGATATAATTATTGAAAAAATAAAAGTAGCTATATCAAAAATAAAAGAATTTTTTGGACTAGCAGGAAAAGCATTACCAAAAAAAACGGAAGAAGATGATGATGGTGATGGTGATGGTGCATTAAAAGTAAATGTTCCTATACCTATGCCATCACAAAGACAAAGCAGTATAGAAGAAATATTACAAAGAGCTAAAGTAAGGTCAGGTGGTGCAGGGGGTATGTTTGATGAGGTTACAGGAGATGATGAAAGAATAACTGCCACTAGAAAAGCAATGGAAGAAAGAGATAAAGTAATAAAAGAAACACTGCAAGATTTAAAAATATTATCTAAGGCAGAGGAAGAATATAAGGATACCTTAGTCAATTTAGATTTAGCTCTACAAATGGGTGTAATTAGTCAAGATGACTACTCTCTTGCTTTAGGCAGAGCAAAACAAGCATTATTTGAATCTACAGAAGAAGGTAAGATTGCTTTAGAAGGTCTTGAAAGAGTAACAGATTTCTTATCTGATAGCACAGCAGATGCGTTAACAGGAATGACTGATGGTTGGAAAGGATTTAGAGATGGGTTAAAACAAATAATAAGAGATATTATTTCAGACCTTCTTAAACTACAAGCAAAACAAGCTGCGATGAAACTTTTAGGTGGCGGTGGAGGAGGAAGCAGTTCATTTGGATTTGGAGATATTCTTTCAATAGGAAGTTCTTTTTTAGGATCATTTGGAGGGGGAGGTGGAGGAGCTTCATTTGCAGGACCTGCTTCTATGGGTTCAGGAGGATATGGAAGTTTTGCTAATGGAGGACACATTACTAGACCTTCAATAGTAGGAGAAAAAGGACCAGAACTATTTGTGCCACACACATCAGGTGGTATATTTACTAATCGTAGCCTTAATAACATGGGTGGTGGTGGAGTTAGTGTAAATCAAACTATAAATATAGAAACAGGAGTATCACAAACAGTAAGAGCAGAAATATTATCTTTATTACCACAAATTAAATCAGAAACTATAGGCGCAGTAATAGATTCCAAGAAAAGAGGCGGTCAAATGGCTGAAACATTCTCATGACGACATATCCAGTTACAATACCTAGTACTTTTGCTCCAAGTGCCACTACATTTAGAATTAAACGTATTGTAGGCTCATCAGAAAGTATTTTTACAGGACAACAACAAGTTTATCAATATTCAGGTGAATGGTGGGAATGTGAAGTAACAATGCCACCTATGAGGTTAGATGCAGCTAGAGCTTTTGTTGCTTTTTTGGTAAGTTTAAGAGGACAGTATGGTTCTATGTATTTAGGCGACTGGGATGCTAGAACCCCACTTGGAACAGCCTCTAGTTCGGCAGGAACACCGCTTGTAAACGGTGCTGACCAAACTGGTAATACTTTGGTATGTGATGGCGCACCTGCCTCTCAGACAGGCTATTTAAAGGCAGGAGATTATATACAAATAGGTAGTGGATCAAGTCAAAAACTTCATATGGTAACGGCTGATAGCAATTCAGATGGTTCTGGTAATTTTACATTATCCATTGAACCTGCATTAAGAACTTCACCTGCTAACGATACAGCTTTAACAGTAAGTAATACAAAAGGAGTCTTTCGTTTAATTAGTAATGAAACATCATGGCAAACAAATGCTGTTTCTTTATATGGAATTACTTTTGCTGTAAGAGAGGTGTTATGAGTAGAGATACAACGGCATCTTTTAGAGCTTATGCACGTTCTGAAACTTTTAAAACTGCTTTTTTAGTAGAAGCTAGTTTTGATTCTGGTGCTATTAATTTATGGACAGGATATGGTGATCTTGTAGTTGATGGAACGACTTATACAGGAGCAGGTAATCTTATAAACATAGATCAATCGGCAGAAAGTTTAGAAATGAGAGCCAATGGGTTTAATGTTCAATTATCTGGTATTGATTCATCTATATTAAGCGTAGCTTTACAAGAACCTTACACAGGTAGACCTATTAATGTTAAAACAGCTTTTATGTGTCCAGAACCAGAAATTGCAACCACTTTTAAAGTAACAGCTAGTGGGGGTGCTTTTTATATTGAAGATTTAATTAGACCAGATTTAGATATAAAAGCAGGTAATACTTATATTTTTGATGTTAGTGATTCTAGTATGGCTACACATCAATTTAGATTATCAGAAACAATAGATGGCACAGGTGGTCAATATACTTCAGCATCATGGACAGAATCAGGAACTTCAGGTACAGAAGGTGCTACGGCAACATGGGTTGCACCAAGTACATTACCAAGCCCTTTATATTATTATTGTACTTTTCATACAGGTATGGGTGGCAATATAGCTAATAATCCATCTGTTATAGTATCTGATCCTTATACAATTTTTTCAGGATTTATGGATGTTATGGTTTTAAAAGATAGTGGAGGTACGGCTACAATATCTGTGCAATGTGAAAATGAAT